AACAAAAGGTTAAGGTTGTGTCTGGCCCACCTCCACCTCCACCACCATAACCTTTTGTTACAGTTCCTGAACCTGAGATAGTAGTGTAACAACCTAATTTAACAGCTGTACCACCATTTTCACCTGGTGATCCGGGTGCTCCAGACTCTGGAGATCCGGCTGTATAGATACCTCCAGCCCCGCCAGCACCACCATGACCAGTTATAGTTGCTGTGATTCCTACTATAATAATCAGTCTGGCACCATTATGTAAGGTATCTCCATTTATTGCGTAACTAGAAGTATTTGATGCTCCACGAACTACCCCGGGTGGGATGGATAGTGTAATAATATCTCCAGCCTTTGATCCACCACTTGTAGGGTACGTGGTAACAAGATTATTTTCTACAACATACTCTGTATCGCCGCTAGCTAGAACTAGCAGAAAACTTCGACCACTTAATCCCATAGCTAATACAGAATTAAAAGCCATTATAAAGCACTCGTTATGTCTTTCTGAATACCGAGAATAGTCCAAGTAGATGCAGTATATCTATATATAGTATATATATCCTGCTTATTAGCATCTGTAGATGCAGTTATATCAAGTCCAGCGACTTTTGTAAAATTAGATCCAAAATTAACAGTACGAAAACCTGTACCATCTTGAATTACTCGTAAAACTACGATAGCTCCTATCTGAGCATTTGCTGGAGCTTGAAAAGTAGCACCGCCATTTAAGGTTACGGAAAAGTGTTGACCATTTACTAGATCTGTATTAATAGCCCCAGATGTTGTACCTAAACTATACTCATTGGAAATCTGAGCACCGGTCCACCTATTACTAGTTATGAAAGCTCGCAACTTTCCAAGATGTGTTAACTGAGTTACATTACTATCTGGATCTTTCCAAAACAGCTCAGTCTTACCTGATACATCTTTTGAATACAAACCGATATTATTTGCAGGAATCGTTGGATCGCCACTTTGCTCTCGAAAGGTAATCTTCTTGTGATAACCAGCTTCTGATGGTGTTCCAGATTCACCACCAAATTCATGATCTACCTCAAGACGCTCTCGAAGATCAACCCAACGCTCTCTCATGCGTTGCGCACCCTGAGAGACGACGTTCGCATCGGCTGGAATTGCCTCAAGAGCAGTGTTCCAAGTTCTAGTAAAAGCTGTCATTTCCGACCCTCATATCCAATACTGTAATGGTTTCCATCGGGTTTTGGATTACCTTTAGAATCTTTAAAATCCCCACCCCAAAAATGTTCTGGGCCTAAACTTTTCCACCATTCGCCAAGAATTTCATGATCCTCAGATTTATCAAGATACTCTTGATGCTTAAATAAGTTAAGGTCTACTGCAAGAGATACTAGATGTAAACTTCTACTAATACCCTTACCAGCTGTAGCGTTTAAATCAGCTATTCGTTGATCCCGCTTAACTTCACTTAAAGTAACTTCGTAACCAAGATCAAAAGCGTGAGCAATAAGTCTCGAGAGATCACGAGCAAACTTTACTTGTTTATCCCTAAGTTCACTCATGGATTACTTCTCACAAATGGGTCTCTCCAATACTGACCAGAAACTCCGCCGGGAACCGGCTGTCCGATAATTTCTGAATGCGGATTTCTATCATCAGCATCGATAAGTTCTTGCACAAGAACACTATAAATCTTAAAGTATTCTAATGCCTTATCCTCACGTCCAAATGATTGATAAATTATACTAACAGCTAAATTTATAACCGCATCGTCATGTGAATTAAAGTCGAGTGGATCACCATCTACTAATCCATCTCCTAGTATTCTAGGCTGCACGGTTACCCTAAGCTCATACTGATATGCTACGTCGGGGGCGGGAACAATTTCGAGCATATTTTTCTTAACTTCCGCCCCACTAGAAACACGAGTTCCAAACCAAGTATAAGCGAGAGGCATACTGCGACTATGGAAATCAGGGTCAGGAAACCGAGCATCAAAATCTTTGTGGACCAGTCCACGAAGTTTCTCCGATCGTCCAGTTCCAGGTTCACGAAGTTTAAACGTATAGAGATTTTTAAATCTGAAGCCACCTGTAAGCAAGGTAGACATATCAATTAGTCTATCAGTTCTTCGGTCCTGTGCAGTATCTCCCGGTGACACGGATAGAGTACCTAATATGGTATACTTCAGATCATCCCAATCATGTCGACGGGCAATTCTATACTGAGCTAAATTAATAGCTCTATTGACTCGTGTAGCTGTAAGGTCAGATCTATCAGTGTGGTAGGTCATCACCTCTTCACGAATCTCTTGAAATGTTAAAAAGCCCATATTATCTCCAAGGGATCGGGGAGCCGAAGCCCCCCTTTCCTTTTCCTCTTAGAATGGAAACTCGCAACTGATAATCTTTGCCGATGCGTCGAACGCATAAGCACAGATATGATCCGTTACAAGAGCCGAAACGTCAAGAGTACCGTCCGTTGTACCAACGATTGTTAGTGCGTTGCCGTCTGCGCCTGCGGTTAGAGCAGTGGTAAGAGTCGCTGGACCCCTAACCTGTATCCAACCATAGTAGCCATTCGTAAGAATAGCTTGCAGAACACCTGCGCCAAGCACAGCGTCAGTCAAGTCCATAGTGACAACACAATCATCATAGCCAACCGTACCGACACCGCTAGCGCCATAGTAGTAAACTACGTTACCAGCGACTGCCGCTACAGGTCCAGCACCTGAGTTGTACTTTACCCACTTATAGACTTTGTTACCTTCAAAGCGAAGACAACCAATACCCTCAACGTCAGTTAACTCATTAGCGGTGAGTTTGGTCTGAAAGATCTTTTTAATACCATAGTTAGCCATATGTTACTCCTACGTAACGGGCAGGCCGAACAGCACGCCCTGCGTCCGTCTGCGGTTAGTAACAAATGAACAGGCACTAACGATCTGTGCAGCCCGATCATTCACCTGATCCGGAATAGACTTCCAATCCGTCATGTCGAAGTTCATACCAGGATCGTAGATGTAGAACAAGAACTTAGTATTCAGAAAATACATCTTAGTTGCAGGACATTCAGGTGACCATACCATTGGTATGTTCTTGAAAGCCTGACTATCGAAACCAAGGTCCAGCATCTTTGTATTCTGCACTCGCAGAACGCCAGCATACGTCGAGACTGGCAATGCAACACCTTCGTAAAGCTCATAGCTGAGCTGATCGGTAACGATAATATCAGGTTTGTCCTGTGAGCGATTATTCATACACGCATTCAGCATATGCCGCATATTCTGCAACACACCTGCATTGAACGTGGCTGAAAGATCGTCAAAGAACTGATTTTGCCACCAAGTATAGGTTGCCTGATTGATTCCGCCAATGCTGACAGCAGCAGTCGGATCATCCTGTACAAGATGACGAAGACCTGCAAATGCCCCACCAACAGTACCAGTTGCAGTCGCGAACAAAGCATTCTCAAGCTTGTCCGTAAGACTACTCTTGGCATTGTTCAGCTTCGCACTCATCAGATCCATGATTTTGGTCTTACCACGATTTTTCTGATCATCCGTTCCGAACCGGACGATAGGAACAACCAGGTAATGCCAATCCCAAACGGCCTGAGTTAAGAATTCACGATCGTTCAAGGGAACGGTACCACCCTTCCCAATGAACGCTACATCATCGTTCTTTCCGTACTCAACCGCTTCGAGGATTTGACGACCACCGACTACGGACTTCATTCGATTGTTCTCTTTCATCCATGCCCAAAAAGGAATAGATGAGAAGATATTATCGATAGCCTCACTTTTCATGTGAAGCCAAGTCGTAGTATAGAGGTTATCAAGTGCCTCAGATAATGTTTGAACGGCCATTGATTCTCCTATTGATTAAAACACCCGCTGCCGTCACTCTGAAAGTATATCTTTAATGCCAGGGAATTTACCTAACGTATCATCCCAAGCCTTATCTGCAGCTTTCTCTTGCGTCAGTGGTTTACCATCATCACCCATGGGCGCAGTCCCAGAGGTTGGCGTGAGGCCACCGAAAGGTTGCTTCTTCGCCGGATCGTCAGCAGGTTTGTATTTCTCATCCAACGTCTTGACCTTCTCCGGGTTCTCAGTTTTCGCAAGCGCGTATGCTCGTGAAATAGAAAGCCCCGGAGTATCTTCAATTATGGACTTAATCTCTTCCGTCAAATCCGCAATATCTGGATGATCCTTTGCAAAATTTTTCAGATCTTCTCGTATCTTATTCTCTTGAAAACTATCAGAAACTTTATCAATATCCTTCTTGACTGCTCCAGTAGCTTTTGCGATATTTTCAGCTATAGACTGATTTATATGCTTTAGAAATTCTGATTGAGGCATATCGTTAAGTTGTTCGTCCGATAAATCAGATTTTTTATCCTCATTACCATTTTGACGAGTCTTAAGAGTTTCTGTTAATTCTCCAACTTTTGCATTCAGAGCTTCGTTTTGTGTACGGGCATCCTTCAACCCAGCTCCAAGCGCGCTAATAACGCTTACCATTTGTTTAAAGGTAGGATCATCTTTTAGACTAAACTGTTTTTCGTCAGCCATTTACAATCTCCGTTACATTCTTTAAGAATTTATCGCGTGCAAGATTTCTCTTTTCTTCGTCAGACATTTCAATAAGTGCTCGCTCCTTTTCCTTCCTTGCGAGTAAAGTTTTTCTATTTTCTCGTTCCAGAGCTATTTGAAATCCCTTGACCATGTTGTTATATACGTCAAATAACTTCACATAGTCAACATATTTCAACGTTGTAAATTCTATATCCTCTATACCGTTTGGTGTAAAGGTTACTATAACTCTAGTTACGTCAGCCATTTGTATCTCCGTTCATATTTTGAACAAACTATATGCCGTCAAACCACGATGTCGTCCAACCATTCTGATTAGCTACGTCTTGAAAGTGTTTTTTATCTTTCAGCTTTATAGGTTTATCAGCGATGTGTTCATGTACAGCGTTACGAGGAAAGCCAGTACGAGGAAAAACCGTCATCGCAGATTCAAGAACCTGGAGGACGATTCCGCCACACTGACAGAAAATTCTACTACTAATATTAGTATGTTCATGTATGGAAGCATGGATATCTTCTTCCTCACCGCAGCTGCCACATCGAAACTTATAGATCACTGTTGTCCTCCAACTGGTCCTACTGGACCTTGTGTTAACAGTTGAGGATTACTTTGTTGGACATTCTGAACAAGTTGTCCCATCTGACCTACTGAAAAAGGTTGTTCCGGACTCATACCGAAACCTTGAGGTAACCCGCGGAGCATATCATCAAACTGAACACCGTGCATTTCCCGAAGAAGATATTGTGTCAGCTTGAAAGGATCAATCAAGGGATTGGTTGCAAGAGTCTGATACATCTTTAAAGCCTTAACTTCTCGCAACTCTTTAGTTTCTGGCAACGATTGATCTGGATCAGCTGAGACATTAAAACTAACCTTTTTTAACATCGTCGGCTTGAAAGCTATCCAAAAGGGTATACCAGCGGGCCCGATGATTTGTTCTACCTGCTCGTTTTTCCAGTGATCGAAGATGATAGGGTGAAAGTCTGAGACAACATCAACAAGTAAGTCTGCAACCATATCTCGTCGCTCATCGACTCTGATTTCTGCCGCAGAGCTAACTTCATCAACCTCTGTGGCTGTAGGTGATCGGGACCCACTCTTAAACTCCCCAAACTGGTTCCTTCCGAAACCCAACGATTCCCGTACATCATTTTCTGCCAGCTGTTGACTAGTAACCAGACCTTGAGGAATATCCGCAGCAGTTATTGTATTAACTACAGTACGCGGATCACCATCTACCCAAATAACCGGACTTACATCTGGACTAACTAGCTTTAATGCCTCCTCCTCACTTAAAGCATTTCTACGAACCAGTAATCGTGCAAGTGTCAAACGTCGATGATACATCGTATACGTACGAATCTCATTTAACTCCATCTGAAGAGGTTCGAGGATTTGTGAATCCGGGATACCCCAAAATCTCTCATCGTCGTCATTAAAGACAAGTGTACTTGCTACGTTTATCTTTAATCTAGCAAATTCGTCAGTTTCGAAAAGTAACGTCTTTTCTTTTAAATTCGGACAGATGACAAAAACCATACCTGTTTTCTTGTCTCGAATCTCGTAAAGGTCAATCATCGGAACTGCATCTTCTGCAGTTTTGCTCATCTTCATAACGTCGGTTTTGTTCGGACCGAGATTTTTAGCATTCTTAAATCGTGGGTCTCGCTGTACGTCCTCTAACGGTCGACGAATCAAAAAACAAGTCCAACGTGCATCTTCAATATACTCTGTCTCTGCTGGTACAACAAAGGTCTTCGGTGGCGCCCGTAAAAACCAGGGCATATTATTCATCAGATCATAATTATACTCGATATATTCATTCTGTCCACCTGGCGTCCCGGCATTAGGAGGAGACGTATCTCCAATAGGCTCTGGCGTACTCTGAAATTGTGCTCCAAAGCCTTTCTTACCAATCGCAGTACCAAACATCCAAGCATCTTGAACCATCCTTTTCATCTGCTTTTTAACCTTCATCGAACGAATCATTTTATTGTCTGTTCGTTCTAGCAACTTAGCAAGAATTGCATTCTCAATACCGGGCATTGTTGCGACTATAGAGATACTAGGATTTCTAAAATAGATTCTTGGTACAGTTGTTCGAATCATCTTAAAAAACACATTAGTAGGAAGTACTCCGTCTGCCCACTCACCACGATAATATTGACGCCAACGATCCCAACTAGCTTCAAAGGCAGATTTTTTACGATACTCGAGACCGTGTCTAATCTGCCTAAGCCAATAGGAGACTTCTGGCTTACCTTTACTATAACCTTCAGGCATCAGATATACTTCCAATCTTCTAACTTACTAAAGAACGGATGTGCAAGCCCAAGTAAGTTAGAGTTATAATGTTTCTCAGGATACTTTACATTCTCAACAGTAGCGTAGACTCGATGAGTTGAATCAGCGAGGGTAGGACCATGAGCGCTAGCAGTAAACACAACAGAACCACAAGCCAACCGATACGTATCCGCATCTCTCCCAACAGAGTGAAAGACCATGTGTTTTAGTCTCTCGTTGTTTATACCTAAAATCGGAGCACCCTCCAATCCAGTTTCTGTGCACAAACTCTGAACCACAGAGACATAGTCTTTTGTCTTTTTAGGCTGAAAAGTTGATCCTAAAGCAACATTATGTAAGAATTCACCAAGTTCATCCTGAACAAATTCTAACATAGTATAAGTCAATGGATACTTAAAACCAGCATAGAAACGAGTACACAGAATCTCTGATTTTCCCACAGCGATTTTAATATGAACAGGCCCATGATATTCCAAAGTCTTTAAGAGGGGTTCCAGTTTAAAAATTGTTTCAGTTACGAATCGATGATCTATTGGAAGTGGGTAAGCTACAGCATAATTATACAGCTTTCCTGAAATATCCGGAGAAATAGAAAAACTATCTAACCATCTAATTCCGTTAAACCAACCAGAAATCTGATATTCCACACCGGTTGAAGTTTTTTGAAATACGATCTTTTGATCTAACGATACCTTAGTCATACCCCAGGAAAGCCAGTCCTGATAATTACAGTGTAACTCTACTGCACCATATTTGATAGTTGTTTGTCGAGCCTCCCAATCAATAGCACCTTCAAACATTTCTCCGATATCGTTGAAAACTTTAGTTTCTGGAGTTAAAAGCCCAAATCTTTGAAACAACTCATACTGTCTATACGCATCGACGTTCGCAAGTTCAAGGATGGGATGTGTACCGATAGCGATTCTATTATAGAACTTTAATTTATCATGAAGCTGTGGCCAACCGGTACTATCAGTTATAACAAACTTAACATCCTTTAAACTGTCCCAAAGATTTGCACTCTTTTTAAATATTCCGCTGTGGGATGATAGATCTATTTGTGTCCCATACACAGTTACGTCATGACCTTCTTGAACTAGCCGATGTGCTAGTCCGAAACCCTCACCAGTTTTCGTCAGTAATAGAATATTCACTAAGCCACCTTATGTTGTGCAGGAATCGGAAAACGTCCCGGACCTCGACGACCGAACTCTTTCAATATACCATCCAAAGAAAACGGGTCAGGCACCGCGGAGCCCATAATACTGCGAGCAACCGCTATATCTCTCAGATGCGCTTTCCTCGCTCCCATTAGGCACACCGCAGTAGCCATAACCCGGTCATCAAAACAACCTGCCTCTGCTTCAAGCTTTCCTTCAGAGGTCTCGACGAATGTAGCTAGCTCGTCCTTGAGGGCGGGGGAACAAATTGTAAAGCCCTCAGTGAACTCATGTCGCAAGTTGTTAATCAGTAGCGGTTTTGTTTTACTTGTCGTTCGATAACCATATTCTAACACTTTGTCTGTGTCTTGATCGTGAGAATACAACAAGCTTTCATTATACTCTTTCTTTAGTTCTAATAGTGTCATACCTCCGTGATTGTTGCTTTCAACAGTTATGAAGGCTCCACCAAACATCTCACCGATATATCTCAGTTTGTGAGCAAAATTATCCGGAGCTACACTATCCGAAACATACTCTCCAACTTGTTTGTTTAAATTCAAGTTTATGATAGTTGCCACTGACCGATCTCTACCAACTCCAGCCGCCACATCCGCACCGATAGCATATTTATAGTGTCGTATAACTGGTAGCTCATCAGTTCTAATCCAGAGATTTGGATCAACTCGTGTCCATGAAACTTCCGGAACGTAATTAACAAGTGGGAACAAACTATAGCCGGTAGCCTGAAAACACTCATCAAGAGTTATTGGATACTCTTGTTTGAATAGTCTCAGGTCATAATCCAGCTCTTCAAGTTTCTCCCGTCTCCAGGCAATCTGCTCGAGGTTAAGTCCAAGTTCTTGAACTAAATGCGGCTCTTCCCAATCATCCCTCAGATGATTTCCAAGTTCCTTTTTTTGTTCTGCGTTGAGGGGAACTCGATATTCTTGAAATTGTAACCAGTTAAAGAAGTGTAACCGAAAACGTGATTTACCCTCGTAGGACTGAACACATCCACGATGATAGTAGTTACCTACTCCATTTCCAGTAGATTCTTCTAAAATCTCTCCTGAACGCGGCACAGCCTGATATAAACCTGCAACCAAAGTTTTCGGATCAGGCCAAAAAGCAATCTCGCTACAATGAAGATTAGTAATAGTATCACCGCGACCAAACTTACGAGCTCCCGCAGTACCGATATAGAACATAGAGTTAGTTTTAGGAAAACTAATCTCATTGCGGTTAGCAAGTTTTTTCGTTGCAGCAGGACCCTTGACGTTATCGAGAAAGTAGTGTACTCGAGCGAGCATTCGTTGAGTTGATTCTTTATCATGCGATATGACGACGGCCCGAGTATTTTTGCGATAAAGACACCTAGCCGTGAATCTGGCAAGTACATAACTAGAGATTCCTAATTGCCGCGCTTTGGGTACTCTATCTCGACCAGTTAAACGAGCGTCGAGAAGAGCTTGCTCACGGTTGAGTTTAAAATCCACGTCGTTTCCAGCTTTATCTGGAATCTTAAACAACGTCTCGATGATAGCGCGTTCAGGTGTTGCCATTAGACTGGTTTACGAATTAAGTATGGAGCCTCATCAACTCGATTATGTGCTAAAATACTATTCCAACCTTTCATAACTCCGATAGAACAATACGTTCCACGTTTCAACTGGTTATATTGTGAACCACCGTGAGTATTAGTTATCCTAGTTCCGACTAATGAATAACTGGTAAAGCTTAACTGATTAGAAGCTGTAAGATCTAAATCTAACCGTGCAATCTTTGTCGCTCGATCAGCTGGAACAGGATACTGCGGATTCGGAGCTGAAACATCTAGAACCCAAGCAACATCAAGTTCCTCATCATATACTGTTCCCGGACCAAAAGCGTTAACAAAACCATCAGTTGCCCCAGTTCCAGTCCAACTGATAGAAGAAGATGCGCTAATACCATTAAAGGTTACAATACGAAGAGCTGAAGTTAGGGAGCCAAAAACTACAAGTCTATGCCTACGAGGATCGTAGAATCCGCCAGCAGCAGCGGCCCCGCTAGATGACACAGTAGAAGTATTACCCGTCGCTCCCCAGTTGTTAGTAATTAGATTAAATACTCCCCACTTACCTATTCCAAGTCTTACACAAAGAATAACATCAGGATAGGCAGGGTCCCAGCAGATAAAGCTTGCATGTTCACTATCAGTAGTAAAAGGACCAAGACCATGACTTGTATAAACTTCAGTAACCGGATTAAAAGATCGTAAACCAATTACATCAGCACCAGAACCTAGAGTTCCCGATCCGCCGAGAATAAACAATCTACCATCTGGTACTCTAAGTTTACCATTATAAGTATGAGTGGCAGACCAGCGAACTTTACTATCACCACTGTCTGCGCCATACAACATACTAGCAGTAGCACTAACACTGTTTAACCCTGTAGGACCGTCTATGTGAGTCCAACCGGTTGGTTGTGTAATTCCGTTAGGATCATATACAGCTACTTGACTATTAAACGCTGATGCGTGTCCACCATCTCCACCTTGATAACAGAATCGAGTAGCATAATCCCAGAAGAATGAGCACCAGGGATTCATTAAATCTCTGCCATCATTACTTCCACTACTTCCTAATTGAGCGGGAAGTATACAATCAATAAGACGTGGTCTACTATTCGCGGCACTGTCCAACCTAACTACTTGACCAAGAGTAGTTGGCACAAAACTAGGAATACCGTACTTCGACACCGGTGGAGCTAAAAACCCTGGGGCAGGATTACCTGCATCGCCATCTCTTACAATAACTTCACCCCAATATCCAGCTAGCTCTGTATTAAGTGGAGAACCTGTATTTGGTATACGAGCAGTGTTAAAAAACGTTAACCAAGCAGCAGAGATCTTATGTGTCCCTTGCGGATTTGAGGCAGGATCGACGTCACCAACATAAGGATAGGCATCGTTAACATTACCAACAGTATAATTTGTAGTATCTATCCCAAGAGTCAGATTATTAAATTCATACAGCTTGTATTTGTAATCATCTCCCTCAAGAGCAACCCAAACTTCAAGTTCAGTATTCGGTTGCCCCCAAGTACCAATCTTAACTCGAATCTGTACGTTTATCCAATCATTTGCACAGTCTCGACTCCACATGATACCGCCCGACTCTCCGGTATCAGAGCCAGGAACTGGAAGTTGTCCAGGATTGACATTTACAAAGCCATAAATTCCACCATAGCTACGACGAAGTCCAAGAGATCCACCGACAGTCGGATCCTTTCCGGCTGGTTGAGTGGCGATGGAAGTATGCAAGATCGCAGGCTGAAATACGACATCATTCGGAGTACCTAAAAATCTTTCCCAAGGCTGAAAACCTGAATTATTCTTATGATACCCCATAATATAGTTACGATAACTCTGATTATTGATAACTATCTCATGTTCTGTTGAACTCTTAAACCAATTATCAAGAATTAGAATCTTCCAACCGCCACTACCAGTAGTATGACTATTTCTGTTTTCAGCTAATTCTGATGGAACTCTAATCCTAAAATGCGCCCAAACTGTTTCTCCCGGACCGTAGCCATCAAGAATTCCAGTATGTGCATCATTGAGCTTTCTAACCCAATTCATTCCACCTTCGCCAATACTAGCAGGAATGCGAAACTTCATACAACCTGTATAACCGGGAATTCTAATAATCTCATCTGCATGATTCTCATCTACCCATTGAGCCAATGTAGGATCAGATTGGTAAGTAGAATTATGAAACATATAATCATGAACTTCAGCATCAGTTGCAAAGTTCGTAGCCATACGAACCCGACCTAATCCAGAACGTCGTACAAAATCTGCTTGTTCATCAGTTAGAATTACCGCTGCCGCAATGTTGATAGACAGTGTTCCACTATTTACACCGACCCCAAGACTATCAGTAGCCCGCAGAACAAAGTTCGGATTCTGAACTGTTGTTGGAGTACCTTGTACAAGAACACCAGAAAGACTTAAACCGCTTGGAAGAGTGCCAGAGACTAAACTCAAGTTGTACGGTGATACACCACCGGTAATAGTTACACCTTGTGAATATGCTACACCTATTGTACCATCGGAAAGGGAGGTAGTAACGAATATCATAGCGGCTGGAGCTACAACAAGCGTAAAGGTACGTTCAACAAATCCACTATCGTCAGTTATTCTAGCAACAACAGTTGGACTTCCATGACTTCCAGTTGTCGGAGTTCCGGTAAGTGCTCCAGTTGAGGAACTCTGAGATAACCAAGCCGGCTTAGTAGGAAGAGTATATACCTTAGTTCCACTACCACCAGTGCCGATTATTGACTGTCCAGTGTAGGCTGTTCCAACAGTTGCGCTGGCAAGAGCTGCGGTAGTTATCTCTAACGTTGTACCAGCCTCAATAACTTGAACAGTAAGTGTAGCTAGATCATAAAATCCCGTACCATCCTCAACAACAGCAAAAGTAGCACTAACTGTTCCAGTTGGGGCAGTCACTGTTGACGAGCTAACTATACCAGTAATTAAATCTACAAACATCCATTGTGGAACAGTTATAGCAACAAACTTATGGGAACTGATAATACCAGATACAGTCAACTGAGCTGTGTAATTAGTTTGTCCGACTGTAGCATTTGGAATAGATGTATTTGAAATTGCAAAGTTTGGCGCAATATCTATATGAACAGACAGCACTGCTCGACGACCTCTCGAGTCGAGAGCTTGAACCTCGAAGTCATACGGTCCAGATAAACCTAAAGACGCTGAAGCAAGTTCACCAGTTAGAGGATTTAAATTACTCCCCGCAGGTCTTATACCACTAGATACTGAATAAGTATAAGGAGGCTTACCTCCAGCAGCTGTGAAGAAATGACTATAAGCTGAACCAGATGTTCCACCTGGAACAGTTTCAGTCAGCATTGCTACCATTGTCTCAGATGCCATAGTAAATGACCTTGTGGCTGATTGCCCAGCTACGGTTGTAGCCTTAACAATAAAGATAACTTCTTCGGCATTAACTGGTTGCTGACCTGGGCCACCGAATAGACCATTTTGATTAAGAGTGATGCCGTTTGTACTACCACTTTGAAGTTCCCAATCAACTGCACCGACATTACCCGTGGCTGTAAACTGTATTGCTGCGTAATCTTGTGCTACTGTTCCAAATGGTATAGAGATGTTATCTATAACTAATGTCGGTAAACCTGGAGGATCAGGAGGTGGAGGAGCAGTTAAAAAACTTTGCTTAAATGATCTAAGTCTTCGAAGCATAACATACCCGCCGCTCCAGCGTGAAGGTGCGATCGAACGTCTGGCCGTGCAGATTGTGTTTGTCGGTCATGAATGCTCCCACTACATCGCCAGCTTCATGTTTTCCACGCATACCACAAATTGCCGGGACCAAAGTCGTAGTGCAGATTCAGCACTTCATCCGTTGCGACGGTAAAGTCAGCGGCACCCCTACAATAGATTTTCGCCGCCGCAGTACCCGCTCCTGTGTTGTGTTTTATCGTCAACACCCCGCCAGCACTGCTGCGCCAGATTCTCACCTTGCGCCCTTTTGTATATCCAAGGATGCTGTCAATCGCAGACCCCGCCGCGTCTACAGTTAAACGCAGCGTTTCCGCGCCCTTGATGTTTAGATCGGTGCTGGTGCCCGCTGGTAACGTAAGCGCGGTGTCGTTTTGGAACGCACTACTTTCAACGTGGTTGTGGTAACTGGTATCAAAAGCGTAAATTGCCGCTGTTTGCCGATAAAACTGTACGACCGGCCATTCGAGCGCAAGGAGTGACACGGTATTCTGTGGATCGTCAATGATTGTCTGAGTAGTAAACGCCACGCCGCCATTCATCTGTAGCGCGCGCACTTCGTAATTATCCGTATAGCCGACAGTGGGCACCTTCAGCAGAGTCGTCATACCGCTGGAACCATCCCAGCCGGACAAGCCGTCAATGATCACTCCCCGCGTGACCGGCCCGGCAACGGTATCACCTAGCTGGCAACCAATCGGCACATGTTCGGCGTGAAGATCAGACGCATTCAGATTAACGCCGCGCAATCGGAAGCCGTACAACGCAGTAGCGATGTGTGCTCCATTAACTGAATTGACTGTGATACGACCCAGCACATTGCGCCCACCGAGCGTAAGGACATCTACGCCATACCCGGTGGAACCTGTGCGCAGGTAAATCTCAAGGTCATTCACGAACCAGTTGTAGGCCGGCTTCGTCGCATCGGCGACTAAGTCCAATCCGCTATTGACGTTGAAGATTCCAATGCCCCGAATACCGCTGAGTTCCTGAATCGTTGGCGCGGTAATGCCAACGACGTTGGTCAAGCCCCGGCCGTCAACTAATAGATCGAGAAGCTGCGAGCCGTGAGAATACTCAGTGGGATGCCCCAGCCGGACTATTGCAGTGCCGTCATTCGGAAATGATGCGGCGGCGCGGATAATCGACCCCATCTCTCCCGCGCTTGAGTCCACGGAATTGGCGCGCCCCATGCCCTGCACGCGATGCTCGCGCGGGATCACGACCTGCACGGCGGTCTCAATACACGCCTGCAATTTCGTGCAGCCGCCGCGACCGGAAGGGATGCTTGCCCACGGATCGGCCGTGAGGTTGTAGCGGACGGAGGTCGGGGGCACGATCACGGTATTACCGCGAGAAGTGCAACGCGCATACACAGCCTGAAATGCCGCAGTGTCTTCCGCAGGGTGCGCCCCATCACCAATCGCACCGAAATGGCGTACGTTATACGTGCTACTGAGAATTGCAGATGCGCGTGGCATTTATATAATCCTCACAACTCAAACTCCCACAGACAGGTGTCCTGTTCTATGGTCCAAATAGTATTAAGATAATTAGCTAAAACTATTACACCAACAGTTGTCATTTCCATATACTTACCAGCTATTCCATCTCCAATAACTTCAGAATCTAAAGGATTTATCTTAATAGAGTATGGTAATACTATAACAAAGCCAAACCAGATATCATCTGCACTAGCTGGAAGATTTACCAGAAGTGGACCGCCCATCGCGATGTTAGTTATAATAGTTCCAGTATCAGCAGCTGTTAGAGTAACATCTCCTGTTGGGTTAATAACAGTAAGTAGATCAGTAGATTGAATAAGACTAATCGGAGCACGTATTGGTCTATTCTTGTTAGCAACATCAATAAGTTCAACAAGCATATCGCTTGTTACAATAGATACTAATGGTGGTAAACGAAGTCGAGTTACATCATTCATAGTTACATCCCGTCCACAACGCCGCCAGTACCGTCGCGAATGTCCCAACTAACCCCATTCCACTGCGGCCAGCTCACAGTACCAGCGTTATAGGCATTTACACGTTCAACCGCATTACCCGCAGTCGCATCGACCGGCAGCGCATCTGCAATCGTGATAACGTTGCCCGCCGGAGCCCCGACTTGCGTGGTGTAGTGCTTATACGGAGTGCCATCAATTGAAGTGGTATTAAGGGTCACCATGATGAGGTCGTTAGCCGTAAATCCGGTCGCATCATCTAACGTGATAACAGTATCAGTAGCTACTGCTCCACCACCTTGAACCGTAGCCTGTCCGGTAACTCCAGTCGCCATCTCACGTGTGAGCAGGCAGGGATACCCACCGAACGCACCCGCCGACATATCCACAGAGGGCGCGTTAACAGTCACACCGTCCAACCCGTTTGTCAGGCGGACGTGTAATCGAACTCGTGCGGCGGGCGGATTCGCTACAAAACCACCGTCCGCGTTGTCCACATCAATCGTCGGCAAGTCCACCGTGACGCCGTTCATCGAATCGACGATGACTGCATCGCCACCGCAGGTGCCCCAGATGTGATGACACTGATGCCCGCCTAAATTACCGTCCGCAGCATCCCACGCGGTGTAACCGCCACCGCACCAGAAATCAACCATGTTGCCACCGACTTTGCCAGAGCCGCCTTCCTCGCCGCCGCCGTTGTAACGACAGACCACACCCTGCAATGGCTGTTGGAATTCGTAGGCATCCTCGCCGCATTCATCGACCCAATTACCCTCGACAACAAACCCCGGTCCCGTGCGATAGAAAAACATCACTTCATTTCCGGCCACGACCTGCGTCGGGTCGCGGGCAATCCGATTGAAGCGGAAAGAGCAATCGCGGGTGTGATTAACGTCCGTGTTGGATGACAGCCCCAGACAAAGCATTTTTACGCCCGACAAGCGTCCCGCTGCGGCCATTATGTGGTTGTGCTCAACAGTCAGATTACGGATCGAGCGCGTGGCGGCGTTGCTGTTATCGGTCATGCCGATAATGGCTGAATTCGATGAGATGGTGCCGCAGCGCACGCGGTTGTCGCGGATCAGGACCGGCAATGTCCATGCAGCCAGCAGGACGCTCTGCGACAACGGCAGGACACTGGCGAAACCAGCGGCGTCGTTTGTGTTCACATCGCCGCGCTCGATCGTCAGCGTAGTCGGCTGGGTGAACCAGCACAGCGGGCCGGACCACGATGCGCCTGCCAGCGTATAGCGTTGAAACGAGAAACTGCCACCAGCAGCCGTATTACGAAACAGTCCTAAAACATAGCCATAGCCAACAGCCGAGGAGACACTGAAGTCCTGAAGATCGACAACAGCATTCGCTCCATCCTTCAGCACCCAATTATCACTGCTGAGCGCGGAGATCAGATCGTAGCGCGACCGATAGGTTCCAATGGTGACCTTGACATGAGCGTCCTGCGTCTGCGAAGCATTGTTCCAGCGGTTGTGCTGGGTGGTAACCCCACCGGCCATTTCCACAATGCTGAGACAGCCAGTCGGGTTGCCGCTCCAGTCGCAATCCACAAACTTCACCCAGTAGACTTCCGCAGTGGCATCACTGAAGGTCACCGCAAGGCCCGCTGTGTCGAACAACTTGTTAGAAATGACGTATGGATCGGCTTCACTATTCCCAGTGCCGGTCATGCCGGGGAAGTTCGTGGTATTCATGTCGGTGCGGGCAGCGACTACAATTGCACCGGAAATCGTTGCCGTCGTCGCAGTGGTGAGACCCGGCGTCTCCGCGGGGTCGTAGCCGGGAGTCACCCCCGGAGTGATGCCGGCGTTGGCGCGGACGAATTCCTCGCTGTAGCCACCACTATATGGAAAACCTATAGCTAAAGCTAACCCAAGCATAAGCTCTGGATGCTTTAATTTTCCTAATGGGTTATGACGATCAAAGAGCATCTACGGAATTCCGAATATTGAAGCTACAGTAGTAGAAGTTAAATGTATCTTTGTAGTTTCCCACATATATTCTCGCCCAACTACTAGACCAGGAATAGTTCTAACATTACCAGCTTTAGTCGTTATTCGAATAGTTGTTCCGCCGGAAACGTCTCCGACATAAAAACCTCTATATATATTAGCCCCACTGTCACTTGGTGTCACCGGCACCATATCTACTGCCGGGCCGATTTCATAAGATGACATTATTGTTCTCCGTAGAAGTTCATTTGAATGTTGCTAGCTTTAGCTACGATAGCAGTTGCTACATCTTCAGCTGTTTGCGCAGGATTAGTTTCAGGAGCTACGACTTGTTTAAGCTTCGCGTACGCAGATACCGCTTGAAGCTTCTCTTTAGTTGTACCAGTCGTAAGAGCAGATCGAACAGCATCGGTCGTTCGCCCTAGTAAAGAGTCTAACTCCTGTTGACGAGCTTCATATATATTTCTAAGATACTGCTTTGCGAGAGGATCAGTTACAACTTTCCAAACTGTACTTAAGGAAACTCGCATAGCCGTAGCTATCTCTTCCATCGACATTCCAGCAATCTGCATATTTACCATTTGTAAGTGTCGTGGAGTAAGTTTCTTAAGATGCATCGCACCGTTCTCACGACGCAATCCAAGAGCTTTCTCTCGAAGATATTTTGTAACCGGCTGCTGTGTACCCGGAATAAAGTACTTGGGCGCCCTGCCACGACGAGGGGTGCCAAACTCAGCGGGGGGAGGCCGCTGCGCGGCAGTAGTCCTACCAGCGGGATCGTCCGCCAGGCGGGCAGGGAATAACTCAGCGATTAAGTCCATCTCTCCGAGATCCTCGGCCGTTGGCATGAACGTCAGTCTTTTGTGTTTTAACATCACGAAGTTTCCGTAAAAGTTTGTTGTTTAACTCTCGAGCATGGATAGCCACGGGACTGTTCCATAACTTCTCGATATCGGTCTTGGGTTTGACGATCATCGCTGGGTGGGCCCCGCGTGCATCTGGGAAAGTTTTTGCATAAAGAATTCGTCCAATATCTTCTTGAGTGTATCTCTACTTTCGATCAGATGATCGGTCTGTGTTTTTTTCTTTGGAAGACGCCTCCTAGTCTCTGGGTCGTATACTGGCATATTATCTTGCCGATCATTTATCCCCTCTGATGATAGTTGCATTTTAAGGTAGATAAGATCCTCTATCTCTTTGAGTTTAGACTCTATAGCCGGAACCATATTGTCTGGGAGAGTAGTTGGAAACCTCTGCTCGTCCCAAACAGACGATCCGAGATTTTTATCATTCCGTTTTGGGTCGTTAGGCATCTGTGTTCAAATTTTGAACAAAGAGTCACTTACCCTTCTTCGCTTCTGCAACCGCATTCGTGATTGCTGGAGCCACCTTCTCGAGTGATCGTCCCGCGACGTAGCCGCCAAGTCCTATTTGTAACAACGTCCAGGCTTCACTTGCGAGAGGGTTAGGTAACCATCCAAAGCTATCACACACCACCAGTGCAAGGAAGGTTAACATAGTGATCGGACGCCAGTTCCTCTGGAGTACACCCTTCCCACTAGCCTCCGCCATAATAATAGACTTTTGCCCATCCAGGAGGGCTAGCTCATAGTCCATCATTTTATCGGCCATGCCCATTTGCGCCTGGAAGATGGCACTCTGCAACTCGAGTTTCTTATCTCCAGATGGTACGATATGCTCTATAACATCCGCTACCGGTTTGAACAACCCCGCCACAAGATCCGCAATCTTACTCACCGGGAGGCCTCTCGATCATTTATTCTAGTCTCGATTCGATTGAGCTGCCCCTGCATTTGTATAAGCGTAGCTTCTACAGAGGCCAATCGTTCAAAGCCTTTCACCCTAAGTTCGCTCTGTGCTTCCAGTGCGGTTAGCCTGCGTTCGTAGTATTGCATATTTTGCCATGTGATTCCCGCCTGGAAAATAATCAATACAAAAAGTACCACATCTAGTGTGATTCTAACTTTCGTGTCTGCGTACTGTGCCAAAAGATGATCCGATCTGACGTGCTGGAACCAACAGCTCTGGGTTGTTATAACATCGTTGTGATTCGATCTGCTCAATTCAGTCGAACCCCATCGTCAGACCGGACCTATAGACCTGGGGCTACACAATATTGCTCTGATTTGTGTAACCGCTGGCACGCAGTGCCCGTCTATTGTATGTATACCACAAGGCGGGTTGGAAGTCAAATCTTTTCAATACATTATAAACTCCTTCACATGCTGTGGCACAGCAATCTGAGGGTTTGGGTCTAGTCACATAAACTCCCCCATCGCTATTTATAATCTATATCTATATACTATCTCCAGCTCCAACAGCTCCAACAGCGTAGCTATTGTATGTTGCATTGCAGCATTCTGAAAAAGTAGAATCGTTGTATAGGTGCCCTCGACTCCAACGACGACCCCTCTGGGGGGTAGGTCACTAGATATAAAGATACTTCACGTAGAGGCGCTCCACATCTAATTACCTCACGTCAAACTACTCAACATCAAGCTAGATGATGCATCGCAAAAAGATGATGCACTGTAGTAAGCTCGCTGCGTCGCACTATGAATAGCTTGTGGATAACATGTGCAAAAGAAAGAGCAAAATGTGCTGGCATTCGACTGAACCATCCTCGCAAACCGGGGTCCGATCATTTGTCACCGAGGAATAGACCTGAGGTCAACGCCACGGGACCACCTCCAAAAGGTGTTGTTATTTAATAATTAGGAGTTACCATAATGCAAGCCATTAAACGAGCTGGTGCGAGAACCGATACTATCGTGAATGAGGATACTCGCATTGCTACAGTACATCACTTCACAGAGCATGATTCGACTGTGAAAGATGAGGGGTTTCAGTTCACAACCTATCTGGACTTCAACGGTGTGACACTGGCGCAACTAATTGTGCTGGCCTCTCAGACCGTCATTATCCGGGCGAGGTCGAAGATGGGTTTCCGAACCTTGGACCCGGATAAAACCAACAACATGACGATAAAGGTCAAGGACTTCTTGGTCGGATCGAAGGCTCGAAACCCCGAGAAACTCGCGGACCGCGCTAAGAAGGCACTCCAAGCTCTTGGAATGACTGAAGATCAGATTGTCGAGACCCTCGAGAACCTAAAGAAGTAACTCAAAACTTGGCCCCGGGACTTTCACCGGGGCTTTTTGTGTCCATCATCTTTATTAACTGCACAATCTAGGCGAACAATATCTCCTTTTGATATCGTAACCGATTGTTCAAAGTTTGAACAAACTGTTAGTATAGTATTAGATAGCCTTGTTTTGTTTGTTTATGGATAATATGAATAATTATCCCCAGGTATATCCTTGGGACGTAGTATGGATTACTGTTATTCTTAAAAATATTTTTTTTTAATATATAGAATATACCCTAGAACTTAGATACTAGTTAGCACCAGAACTAGTAAGAGCTGCCACTAGTAAGAACTAATATGGACCTGGGGATAATTATTTGGATTATAACCAGACAGACAAAACAGTCGGAGATATGTTGATGCTATGCAAGATTTGGGCGCGCGAACCTCTTGTGTTACAATACATTATGAGCACGAAATATAGCAAGCTGTCTCGTTCATCTAAGAACCGCATAATCGAAAAGATTAGACGCCATCACTTGATTAGTCAACTCGAGCTTGGGAAAGTACCAACGCTGAGGACATATCTTCCAGGTGCGGAGGAAATATATCTGAGGTTTAACATTCGCCCGAATGTGGATGTATTCGTACCGAAGAATAATCTCTCTAAAGAGATTGAACTCAAGCAACGACGTAGGTTCAAGTATGATAAATATGTCAAGCCGTATGCGCACAACGGTCTATCGGAACTGACTAACACTATTCGCCGTATCAACGATGCGAATCTAAAAGATCGGAGTGTTGCATTGAAGCATAGATAGTTTGGTCCCTCCTCTGGGGAACGAATGTTCCCAGAGCGGGTCAAAGTATTTGATCACAGAACCATTGACCTGAACTATTTCCAAGGAGTAGCACACCATGTTCTCAGCCCAACATCGAAAGATACTCGTAAGGGCTCGCGAGATTATCAACGACCCTGCACGCTGGACACAAGGAGTCAATGCTACCAGTGATGCGAACGAGGAGATAGATCCTTGTAACCCTCACGCAGTTGCTTTCTGCGCTAATGGAGCTATGCTAAGAGCTTCTAGCGAACTGAATAGTTCTCCAGACCGTTTAGTTGGACCGCTAGACGAAGCTGCTATCTTACTAGGTTATCATGATTTCGTTCAAGTTAATGATAACTTCAGTCATTCCAAAGTCCTTGAGATGTTCGACAAGGCTATTGCACTCTGCGAGGAGGATAGCAGTGAGCCAGTACTCTAAGCATCAAATTCTTTACGATAAACCCAAAGCTCCACCACTCTCATTCTTTGAGATGGTTCTTTACGGTATGATACTCGGATCAATTCTGAGTTCAATCTTCTTAACCTAACCGACAAGAGGTTATGATATGTCTGAGAGTTTAGCCCTAGTTTGTAACTATCCACCATCTGTTTGGACATACTACAAGATAAGATGGCCTTCCATACCGGGCACGAGGGTAGCTCTGCTACCCTACAACAAGGAGGGTATCGAACAAGCTCAAGCTATCGCTCACCGAAACAAAGTCACATCTGCATATATTGTCCGAGTTGAAGGAGAGTTCAAGAGTTCTCAAGCTCTGCTTGATGCGGCTCTTGCGAAGGTAGCGCAAGGCCAGTGTCATAAGTTGGCATAGGAAGCTAACAATGCCCAAGATTGAAATTAATTTTGATATTACAAACATTGACGATTGTTATTTCGCCAAGCTCAGCTCTAACAACACAGTGTTTGAAGTATCCTTCTCAAGACGTTACTGGGAGGTGTCAAAGCATACCAACGATGGATCGCAATGGTTCTCGAGGGAACTAACCAAAGGCGATAGAAAGTATCGCCTAAACTTATTCAAACAGATGTTCAAAAAGCACGAGGAAGTGCTACAAAGGAGACGTGATGAACAATCCGGAGAACGTGCAATCGAGCGTAAGCCCAACAGGCCAGTTGTCACTAATCGTGGACTTAAGCAAGCGATTAGGACCTAGCAAAACTGGTAAGACAATAAGTGTGGCTAGTACTTATGGGCCATACAAAGTAAGGCATGGAGAGAAAGAGTACATTGTCAATCTCAACGTGAACTTGAAAGGAAGCTAAGATGACTACTGAAGAACTGGAAGGACTATCCGAGCTGTTGCATAAAGATCCTCTGAGTCCGTTGGATCATCCGGAGGACGAGGAGGAAGATAACGATGAAGAAGAAGATGAGTTTGAGGACGACGAAGACGAGGATGATGAGGATGATGAGGACTAGATTGTAACACAACCGGGCGGGACTGCCAACCGCCCTTTTCTAGGAGCGTAAGGTGAACAAAGATTATCTAGGCGACTCAGTTTATGTCGAACTAAATGAAGTTGGACAACTAGTTCTAACCACTGAAAATGGTTACGAGGCATCCAATACTATATATCTCGAAGTAGAAGTTTTTGAACAATTGATAAAAATCGGAACCCGTTTGTTCAAATTATGAACATAGTATGGACAACAAAAAGCTAAGATTTATCCTCAACGCGTGGGTTGCCGATACTAATGAACGTATCCTCCTTATAGAGAGCATCGTAAAAGATGAGTTCGCTCGTGGTAGCGTTTACGATGCCATAGTTTCTTACGCCGATCAGCTGAGGGTTACACTTCGAGCTGGTTTACATACATTAGATAAGTTGGAGAATCCCGATGGCTACGACGACGATAACATTAAGAATTGATCTATTAGCGGTTCTCTCTTGTGGAGACCTCTTAAAGAGGCAAGGCGTTGATACCAAGAGTCAACCAGTATCTACGACAGTACGTACCGCTCTTGAGGCTATAACCGAGTTAATGAGAAAGAACGGCAGTTTACCAATCTATCCAGAGCAAGAAGAATATCAGCTACAAGCTTACGAAGAGATGTTTGGAAAGACCCCGGTAATTGTCGATCCACAGATGGATTTTTCCGGACTATCTGAAGTTTTACAAAACAAGATATCTGGACAAGATTCTATTTCGAAAATCGCTAGTGAAGTTGACAATCGCTTGGGGCCACGCGAAGCGCTGGACGTGCGTTTATCCACTGAACAGAGCGAAACATCTGATATTGCCAAGATCAACATATTTGATATGTTCTCTAGTGATTTTGAAAACCTCGAGAAGCAAGCTCCCAAGGATAAGTATATTGAAATCTGTGGAGATTCTAAAACTCCTGATGTTTTACGTAAAGCTATTTGCATAACCTATACTACATTACCTGTAGATCAATGGGGAACACCGATCGCTGAACGCTTCATTAAGGCTCTTGTTGAACAACACAAGGAATAATAAATGGTATAAAGATTTGCATTGAAGATCAACTTGTGTTATTATGCTTTTGTGGTAGGGGAAACCTACCCATTAACCAACTGACGAAGGAACTAGAAAATGAGCGTAAAAGAAATTACGGCCCGAGTAGGTAAAGAGGAGAACGCCCCCAGCGTGACGGTAACGTACGATATGGGCGACAATCTCCCCGAGGCGATCGAAAAGTTTGGAGCCGACGTTGTCTACAAGCGTTTCGAACAGAGTTTGACAATCGAAATTCAGGCAATCATTCGCAGACACATGAGCGGCGAGAAGCCGAAGTCTGAGTCCGAGATTCAAGCCATCATCGCAGAGTTCTCTCCCGGTCTGCAACGTGCTCGCAAGACCAGCAAGGAAAAGGCTCTCGATCTTCTGGCCGATCTGTCAGAGGCGGATCGCGAGGAAATTCTCAAGTCCTTGGCCGCAGCCTAGCTACCCACGGGGACAGGACTTCAAACTGTCCCCATCTTTTTGTTTTCTAATAGCTCAATTTCCCACAATATGACAGAACAAATAGACTACGAAGGCATAGTAGAAGCCTTTCGTGTACACCTCTGTGAGGCACTCAATCTTCAATTCTCACAGAAAGAAATTTATATATTCGAAGAACATACATTCAAGCTGTGTTCTCTGGTGATAAATGAACTTGAAAAGAGGTTACAATGCGATACTACGATAATACGCGAATCTCGGACTACAGAACCTGCCCAAGAAAATACTATTTCCGACACGAAAAAGGCTGGGTTAGAGAGGGAACCGCTATTGCCCTGATTAACGGCCTAGCTTGGCACGACAGCATGGATGTTGTGTGGGCACGAGCTCATGAGGATATATCCGACGTTGAGTTAACCAAGGCAGCATTACAAGCCTACGTTAATACTTGGACAGCCGAGGGATTACCACACTCTCGAGATATGACAATGGAACAGCAAGAGTTTTACACTCCTCGAGGTCCATTCATCGCGGCTGAAACTCTAATGCAGTATGTGTTACAACGGAGGAGATTTATCCGTGATAGCGAGATACTGGCCATCGAGAGGCCATTCGCAGTACCGATATACGAAGATGAAACGCCAATCATGTATATCGGTCGTCTTGACAAAGTCATCAGACACAAGCTCGAAGGTACTCTTATCGTGGAGCATAAAACTACCACGCAGTACTATAAGACCTCCGGTCTCAGACAATCTTTCGTCGATAGCTTCTCTCCGAATTCTCAAGTGGACGGTTACCTTCACGCGGGTAATATCTTATACGAGAAGCTGAGAGGTGTTTGGATCGACGTAGCGGTATTTAATAAAACCCAGCACGACGCATTTAAGTTCTTACCAATAGATCGTCAGTATGCCATGCTTGACAGCTGGCTACATGAAGTTAAGAACTGGATCGAAAGGCTGGAAGATGATAAACAAAGGTATCCTGAGCACAAGCTCATGGGAAGTTATCCGAAAAATACTGATCGCTGCGGTGATTACGGGGGTTGTCCTTTTGTTGATGTCTGTAAGTTTTATGCTGATCCAGATGGGCTTGCAAGCTCTCCTCCGGGTTTTAAAGTAGACTTTTGGAATCCCTTTGATGTGTTGCACTTAGACCAGGTTGGTCTTAAACCGGAGGGGACAACATGAAAGCAAGGTTACACGGTTACTGTGTGATTTTTGATAACGAGGATAAGGAAACTCCTGTTAAAACCTACATCCCTTTTAATCAAATAACCGCATTTGAAGCTAAAAAGCTACAAGTCAGAATCATCTCGCGTGGCGTAACCTGGGAGTTAAACTTTTCAGCTCAACGAACAGCCGATGATTTTGTGAACCGATTATCTCAACAGATGCGTTACTGCGCAATGGGAGCGCCTTGTGCCTAACGCAAAAGACTTAGATTTGACAAAATTGGGAAAGCCAAAATTCCTTCTGGTAGGTTCCACAGGATCTGGTAAAACATCTCAGATTCTTACACTACCAGGTAAGACTTTCGCATACCTATTTGATCCCTCCTCGTTGAGTACCCTACGAGGCTTTGACATAGAGTACGAGATGTTCGTACCGGAGGTAGTTAATCTTGCAGCACACTCACTCACGAAAGACAAAGGCGATCAAAAGACTCAAATCGCGGATGCCCATGAAGTCTATAAAAAGTGGGAAAGTGACTACGAAGAAAAAGCTAAGAAGGGCTTCTTCACAAACATCGACAACATACTATTCGATAGTTTTACCACGTTCGCAGATATTGTCATGGACCGAATCCTTTATATCAATAATCGAGCAGGTAGGTGGCCACAACAAGATGACTGGACAGCTCAGATGTCGACAATTAGAAATGTCGTACGAACCCTTACCGGGCAGCAAGGAATGGTACTTGTTTGCACAGCTCACGATCAAATAAGGCAGGACGAAGTTACAACTCGCATTCTCAATCAGATTATGCTAACTGGACAGCTTCGTGCCAAGTTGCCGTTACTGTTCTCAGATATTTGGCACATGAGTTGTGACAGCAAAAAAGATGTTATCAAATACACGGCGCAGACCCGTCCGGACTTCATGAATCCCACCGTCCGGTGCAGCTTCCAAGACCTCGATATGTTCCATGACGTTACTATCGGAGATTGGAAAAATCCACAGAACTTCGGTATTGGCAAGTTACTGAAGAATCGTGGTTACTACGCAACACAACAGGAGAAGGTAGCATGAGTTTTATCGAACTTGGTGATCTAGGTGAAGTTAGAGAAAAGCAACTGTTGAAAGAGGGCCGATATACACTACTCGTCGAGAGCGCAAAAACCAAACGTAACGAGAAGAGCGGAAAGGATGGTATCTTGGTTATTCTGTCCGCCGAAGGCCAGGATAATACTGCCAATCTGTTGCATAACATTGCACTACCTCACGTTGATGACGAAAGTGAAACCAAGCAGTTCAAGATGCTAATGATCAAGAGATTTCTTGTTCAGTTTGGGATACCGTTCGAAGATGGTGTGAATACCGAGGCGTTCAGCGGTTCTCGAGGTGAGTGCAACGTGACTGTGGATGAGTACGAGGGTAGACAGAGTAACAAGCTAGTGCTTGACCCACTTCCTCAAAGTTAACTTTATAGGGCTGTGAACACTTGATAAGCCATTCTCCCCAATAGCCCAAGTTAGTAGCAGCCCTTCTTTTGGAAACCCCGATGGATCATAGCACAAGAATCAGTATCTCTATTCCCGATGATATGCATGACAAGCTAAAGAAGATGCTTCCCTGGGGAATAAAGTCCGAAGTGTTACGAGAATTAATAGCTACACTTATTAAAGCTCAAGAGGCTGACCAAAATAACTACATAGTGCAAGACCTACTTGATGGCAGGTGTTCGCTCGTTGTTCAAAATGTGAACAAACTATCATGACAAAACAGTATCAAGACCTTTTTCAACAGTTCTCTAAAATGTCTAGTGATGAACAACTCGCGAAGATACGTGAGATACGACATAGACGTTCCATCGAGAGGCCAGCATCTGCCCGAAAGAGGGTAGTTCGGGAGAGTAAACAAAAACAAACTAAGATGGACAAAGCTAGAGGATTGTTGAAAAAGTTAAGTGCTACTGAACTGGCGGATTTGAAAACCAAACTGGGGAAGTAAAGTGCCCGATAAACTACTCCATCTAACTTTAGACAAGGTAACCGAAGGTGAACGATTCAGAAAAGAGTATGACTTGGAAGGGCTCTTGGAATCTATTCAAGAGCGGGGAATACTTCAACCTATTACAGTTTCTCCAAGTACGGAAAAAGGACGGTACCTGTTGCTTGCAGGAGGTCGTCGTTTGCTTGCCGCTAGGAAACTCAATCTTGAGTCGATTCCTTGTTTGGTACGTAAAATTGAGGGAGATCTTGATCTTAGAGAGATCGAATATATTGAAAACTCCTATCGAAAAGATTTGTGTTGGACCGAGAGACTCAACTTGGTCGTCGAAATTCATAGGTTGATGAAAGAGAAGTTCGGGGCAAAATGGAATCAAAGAAAAACAGCAGAAAAGCTAGAAAAAAGCGTCGGCGGTATTAACCGACTGCTACAATTAAACGACATGATTGTTAAGTTTCCAGATCTTAAACTGGAGAAAACAGAAGATGATGCAGTTAAGAAAGTTAGAAAAATCCTCGAGGCCGTCACTGTTAAAAGCTTGGTGGACAAGCACAAGGCGGAGGGTGGAGATCCGGAGTCTATACTCCAAGCACTCTCCCAGCCAGAAACTAGGGAAGGTTTTAAAGACGATCCCTTCGTCTCCCAATGCCGACGTGCTGATAGTCATTATCGAATCGGAGATGCTTTTATCGAGATGGAGTCGATCATTGCGAACCCTGATCTTCGTCCACCTATTGCGCTTGTGGAAATCGATCCACCCTACGGTATTGATTTACAAGTACAAAAGAAGGGTGATGCTAATCGAGCTTTGCAGAGGTACGAAGAGGTTGATGCTCAGAACTATGGGGACTTTACCGAGAGACTGTGTAAGGATATATCAGAGATTACACCTGCAAACTGTACTATCATCTACTGGTTTGCAATGGATTGGTACGATGTTATTACCAAACAGCTGATGGCTAACAACATTAGCTATGATCCTATTCCTTGTATATGGGTCAAACCTAGTGGACAAACTAATGCTCCAGATAAATATCTCGCAAGGACCTATGAAACCTTTATATACGCTTGGAAAGGTGAAGGAACTCCGCTTAGAGCAAGAGGACGGGCAAACGTATTCAGTTATCCTCCGGTTCCAGCTGCCAGAAAATACCATCCAACTCAGCGGCCTATCGAACTTATGCGAGAAATTCTCAGAACTTTTGCATGGCCAAACACTATAATTTTAGTTCCTTTTCTTGGTTCTGGTGTTACTTTACGAGCCTGTTACGCTGAAAATATGGTTGGATTTGGATGGGAGCTGAACACGGAAAACAAGCCTAAATTTTTAGCTGCAGTTGAGACCGATATAAACGATTACAAAGTTGGCAATGATGTGAAGGATGATCCAGACAATGACATTCCTTTCTGAAGCTCAGTCCAACAGGCCAATCTCCGGTAATCCGGAGGCTAAAATCTTGATAGTTGGTGACTACCCAGATGAGTGGGCACTCAAAGCTGGAAAACCCTTCGCTCATGCAAATGAAACAGTTCTGCAAACAGCCCTCCATCATGCAGGTCTTACCACCTATGAAGTTCTAACTACAAACTTGCTATACGATACTATGAATATCAGCCACTATTGGAGAGAAACTGCTAAAAAGGATATCGGCAAGCTGACAAGTTCAATCAATGAATATAAGATTAGTCTTCTGGAGCTTATCCAGCTGCATAAGCCAACCGTAATAGTTGCAATGGGAGGACTAACGACCTACGCTTTCACAGGTAGAAGTGAAGTTAATAAGGTTCGAGGTTACCCCTTTAAGACTGAAGCTCACGGATTTATTGTGGTTCCGACGTTACATCCTCGTAAGATGATCTGGACCAACTATGAGTGGCGATATTATCTAGCTCATGATCTTAAGAAGGTTCGTCAAATTGCTGAGAAGCCTGATATTCTGAATGATCCAAGAGAGATTATTTTACCTGAGAACTTTAATCATGCAATTCAACTTCTTACTGAACTTAACAATAGTGTACACCACCCACTTAGTATTGACATCGAGGTGGATAACTTTGAAATATCTTGTATTGGTTTTGCTCAAGATGCAAAATCTGGAATAGTTATTCCTTTTGACATGAGGTGGACAGAATACGAAGAAGTTAAGCTTTGGAAACTTACAACTAAAGTTCTTGAGAATGATAAGATAGCTAAGATCGGACAAAACTTTATCTTCGATATACACTTCTTAGCGCAGAAGATGGGGATCTTTATTAAACCGATCAACGGAGATTATATCCAAGATACTATGATTGCACATCATATTATGTATCCAGACTTTCTAAAGGGTTTAAACTTTCTCGGTTCAATACATAGTTACCAACCGTATTGGAAAGATGAACTTGATTTCAAGACGATAAAGAAGGAGAGTTGATATGAACAAACGACAGCGACAAGACCTCGATCGCTACATTACTGGTAACTATGGCGAAGATCAGTTACGCGATGAAACCGCAGCCAGGCTGTCGCCGTTGATTGTGGCAGTCGAGTGTGTCTGCTGCGGGCACCGGCAGGAAATTGATCCTGAGACGGTTGATCCTAACGACGGCCCGATATGCCCGAAGTGCTGTGGCCTGATGATCGTGAAGTCCGCCGAGTGGGAGAGTCACTGATGAGCAACATTATGTGGTGGGGATACCTGCACCAAAATGGTACGGTCCAGTTAAAGCGCTGGTTTGGCGATCACAAAGATTACACGGATG